ATGGTTGCTCAGGCGCCGCAATATCAACCCGTCGCCAACTCGGCGCCGCGGTCGCGCGTGACATTCACCATTTGCCGCCGCGGGGCAACGATCTATGTCGAGCGGTCGGATACCGGATGGCGGTGGTACGAGGATGACGGCGGAAAGCCGCTGACCGCTGAGACCGCCCGCAATCTCGCCGTCCGACTGCGCGACAACCACTACGGCTTTTTATGTTCGTAACAAATTGTCCACATAGACAATTCCGGAGGTCTGTATGTTCGAGGTTTATCGGAGCGGTCGCGGTAATTCGTCGCCGTTCCCCAAGATTCGGGTTTACCGATCTGGCCACATCGCACTGAATCACGCGGCATTCGAGGCACTCAATTGCCCGCGGCATGTCGAGCTTGCCCTCGACGTGACAAACCGCCGCATCGGCATTCGGCCGGCGAAAGATCGAGCGAGCCACACCTACACGGTATCGGCAGCGAACGGCGGTGGACTCTTCGTCGCAAAGGCGTTCATTCGCGAACTCTTCGGAAGCGACTTCTCCCCCTACCACTTTGAGGCGTCAACGTCTGACGGCTATCTCATCGCAGACATCGAGCTCGATCGAGCCGCATAGTGAGTGCTGAAATGACCGACACCGATCAAGTCCAAACCCCTGCCCCTTACGATCCGTCCGGCGACATCGTTGACCTCAAGGGTGCCGATTATCTTCAAGTGAAATTCCGCCTCAAGTGGCTCCGCGATCGTCACCCTGACGCGCACATTGAAACGGAGATGACGACATACGACGGCCAGAGCGCCGTCTTTCGCGCTCGCGTTTCGGTTCCGAACGGCGGATCAGCAACCGGATGGGGCTCCGAGCAATACAACGACTTTCGCGACTTCGTTGAGAAGGCGGAAACGAAGGCGCTTGGTCGAGCGCTTGCCGCGCTCGGCTTCGGAACACAATTCATCGGAGACGAGCTTGACGGCAATAACGGTCCGCGCATCGTTGACTCACCTATCGAGCGCTCAGCACGCCAGCAGGCCCCACAACGATCCGGAAATGTCCACATGAACAATCAGCCGAATCAGGTGGCAAATGGCGCTCAGCGACCGCCACAGCGAGCCACAGGGGCATCGGGCGGCGTGTCGCGGGGTATCTCTCAAAATCTGCCATCAGACCCGCGAACCGAATGGCAAAACCGCATCGACGCGGCGATCAAGGCGTGGAGTTCGGGATTTGAATCGGCGTGGGATTCGCTAATCCGAGAGGCGAATTCGCCGGGCAAATGGGCATTGCTCGTTCGCTCCGCGCCTGATCAGAACGTCCTCAACGCCATCGCCAATGCAGCCTATGAAGCCGACGCCTTTACCGACTTCCTCGCTCAAGCCGTAACCAAGCGATCCGACGAACTCACCAAGGGGAACCAGCAATGAACCTGCGATCGATTTTCGGCGATGCCGCCGCAGATGCCGTGCTCGAAATGCCGATCAGTCATGGAGCGATTCTGTTCGGCGGTAAGGCTTCAAGGCGCTGTTGCATTATCGGTGCCCTTATGGCCGAGACAGCGATAGAGCAAGACCTCAACGTGCATGCTGTCGAATTCTGGCCGTCGCGCGATGTGGCCATATTGCAGACCCAAGACCTGATCAACCGACCGCTCACGACCCAAGAAATGCACACGATCGGAGACGCCATCGAAGCATGGGATGACGACTATCGAATGGCGATCAACGACCGCATGGAAGCAACTCGATCCACTCTCTTGGCGCGGCCAATTTCGGAGGAAGCCCTATGAATCTCCGAACGATCTACGGCGATAAGGTCGCCGATATCGTCCTCGCGGCGCCAATTGAGGGCGATGACATCGTGATAGGCATCTCCACTTTCTGCATCATCGGCGCCTGCAATTTTGTCTCATGGAATCTCGGCAACCGGCGCGCAAAGAGACCGGAGAGCTATCCGTTGGATGGCGTCGAGGCAGCGGACGACGCTCAAAACGTGCTGCATCGCACACTGACCGATCGCGAACGCAGCGGATTGTCAGACGTGATGTTGCTTTGGGATCAGCGGTACAGCATGCCTGACACCTGGGACTCGATTCGCGCCCATCTGCTCGCGAAAAACGGATAACACCGATGGCATGGATTGAATCGCACGACACCCTCGCCAACCATCCAAAGGTGCGAAGGCTCGCGAGAAAGCTCGGCATCTCCAAGGCCGCTGCAATCGGGCAATTGCATCTTGTGTGGTGGTGGGCGCTCAACTACACCGATGACGGCGACATTAGCCGGTTCGATGCGATCGAGATCGCGGACGGTTCGCAGTGGGACGGCGATCCGGAAATGCTCATTGAGGCGCTCATCGATTCCGGCTTTCTTGATCGGGACGGTGACCAGATCGTGATCCACGATTGGTGGGTATACGCCGGCCGCTATATCGCACTCCGGGACAAGAACGAAACCGCGAAACAGAAAGCCGCCGAGCGGCAAAAGCGGTACCGAGAAAAGCAGAAATCGTTACGCGACGATCCCGTAACGCACAACGCGAACGTTACGGAGACGTTGCGTAACGACGTGACGAAACGTCGCGTTACGGTTGCACCAGACCAGACCAGACCTAACCAGACCAAAGAGAGTGCTAACGCACTCTCTAAGCGCACGCGGGACAGCCTCAACGATGATCGGCGACAAGAGCTCGCTGGATGGTTTCGCGAGTTCTTTGATTCCTATCCACGACCGATCGGGGAAGTAGGCGCGAGTACCGAGTGGTTCAAGTTGAGCCCCGATGCCGTGCTCAGAGAGCAAATCATGCTCGCGCTGGAGGCGTGGAAAAAGAGCGATCAATGGCGCGAAGATGGCGGGCGCTTTATTCCGGCGCCGGCAAAGTGGATCGCTGACCAGTGGTGGCGCAACGCTCCCGACCCGGCGCCGATACGAGCTAACGGCCGCGTGCTGATCGGTGAAGGGAGGTTGGCGCTTTGAGCCCTGCACCAACCTTTGCCGATTTCGGCATTGAGATTGCACCGAGCGCACGCGGTGAAGTTCGCGCAACCTGCCCGCGGTGCAGTCCCGATCGGCGACCAGAACACCGGCACGAAAAAGACCTCTCGGTAAACGTCGAAGAGGGAACCTGGTATTGCCATCACTGCGGCTGGAGCGACGGCTTGCGCCTGAAAGCTCCGAACGCGCCACCGCGGCGCAAGGTGCACACGCGGCCAGATCCGCTGGAGGGCGAGCTCACCGATGAAGCGCTAGCGTTCTTTGCGAGCCGCGGCATCCCCGAGGACGTTGTTCGCCGCAATCAGATCGTGGTGGTTCGCGATGTCTTTTTCCCACAGCTAGACGGCAAGCGGGACGCAATCGCCTACCCATCATTCCGGAACGGCGAGCTCGTAAGCGTGAAGTACCGAGCGAGAGGCTCCAAGGACTTCCGCACGAGCAAGGACACCGAGCGGATTCTCTACGGCCTCGATGACATCGCCGGCGCCGAAACGATCGTGATCGTTGAAGGCGAAATGGACAAGCTCGCGCTCGAAGCTGCCGGCATTCGGGCATGTGTGAGCGTTCCTGACGGAGCGCCGGCGCCTGATGCCCGTAACTATGCGAGCAAGTTCGATTTCCTCGCTGATCCGGCTGCGGAAAAGGCGCTCGGCGATGCGAAGCGAATCGTTCTCGCGACCGACGCCGATGAACCTGGCGTCAAGCTCGCCGCCGAGCTCGCCCGCCGGCTCGGGAAAGAGCGGTGCTGGCGTGTCGATTGGCCCGATGGGATCAAGGATGCCAATGAGGCATTGGTGCAGACGGGAGCGGAATACCTCGCCGCACTGATCGAGGATGCTTCGCCGTGGCCAATCGAGGGAATCATCACCCCGCGGGACGTGTACGGTGAGGTGATGGCGCTCTACCGCGGCCAGCTGGACCCCGGAACGGAGACCGGATTTCACGATCTGCGATGGCGGATCAAGCTCGGACAACTCATCATCGTGACCGGCATGCCCGGATCGGGAAAGAGCGAATGGGTCGATGCGCTCGCGGTAAACCTCGGCAAATACGAGGGATGGACAACCGCGTTTTACTCGCCGGAGAATCATCCGGTCGAGCGGCACGTTGCGAAATTGGTCGAAAAGCTGAGTCGTCGTGCGGTCCGCAAGTGGCGAGAAGACTCCGAGCTCATTACCGAGAGCGAGCTTGAACGCAGTATCGAGGCGATCCACCAACGGTTTCGCTTCCTAGCTCCCGAAGAGCCATCGCTCGATAACATCCTGGAGCTCGCCCGCAAAGAGGTTTACCGCTCCGGCATCAAGCTACTCGTGATCGACCCGTGGAATGAGCTCGATCACCAGCGGCCAGGCGGGCTAAGCGAGACCGAATACATCTCGCAAGCGCTCACGAAACTCCGCACGTTCGCCCGCCACTACGGGGTAGCCGTCATCGTCATCGCACACCCGGCAAAGATGGCGAAGGAGGGTGGCGAGTACCCCGTTCCGACGCCTTACGACATTTCCGGAAGCGCCCACTGGTACAACAAGGCCGACAACTGCATCACCGTTGCCCGTAACAAGGCTGACGAGTCGATGCCGATTGAGGTCCACATTCAGAAAGTGCGGTTTCGCGAGTGCGGAGAGCTCGGCGTCTACCGCGTTGACTACAACCCCGCAAACGGGTGCTTTTCGCCCTGGCTCGGGGGAGATGCATGGACCCCCGGTACTCTCCGTCGCCAATAAATTGTCCATATGGACTAAAATGGAGGCATTGAAAGACAATGACGCGGCGCATACCGCTCACCAAGGGCTATACGGCGTTGGTCGATGACGAGGACTACGAACGATTCGGCGAGCTAGCGTGGTGTGCGCTTATTGCCGACGACGGCCATGTGTACGCACGCCGAACCGCGCGGATCGATGGCAGGCGCCGCACGATCTTGCTGCATCGAGTGATCCTCGGTGATCCGCCAGACCACAAGGTTGATCACATCAACGGCGATACGCTCGATTGCCGGCGATCGAATCTCCGCAGGGCAACCTCGGTAGAGAACGGACGCAATCGCACACGGATTTCTCGGAGGAACACAAGCGGCTATCACGGAGTCACATGGCACAAGCGAGCCGGCAAGTGGCAGGCGGGTATCAGGATCGAAGGGCGATTCATTTACCTCGGACTCTTCGATGATCCCGAGCCGGCAGCGGCCGCGTATGACGAAGCCGCGCGCGAGCACTTCGGCGAATTTGCCCCGCAACTGAATTTCCCGGTCGCGATCGGGGCAGTTGCATGAGTAGGGCTCCGAGGGTAGCGCGGCGGTCGAAGCCGAAAGAGCCATGTCCTGATTGCGGCTTCAAGGTCTGTCAGTGCCTTGAGCTTGCCTATCTCCAACACGTGACCTTTGCCGGATTGCCGCCGCCAATTCGCGAATACCCATTCGCTCATCCGCGGCGCTATCGATCCGACTTCGCCTGGCCCGATGCCCGGCTCTTGGTCGAGATCGAGGGCGGGACGTTTGGTCAGGGACGGCACACACGCGGCTCCGGCTATGCCGAGGACTGCCGCAAGTACAACCTCGCGACGATGCTCGGCTGGTCTGTTCTGCGCTTTACCGGCGAGATGGTCCGAGACGGATCGGCGCTCACCACTACCGAACAGTTTCTCTTCGGAATCCTGAGCAATGAAAGGCAAACGCAATGCGAGGAACGATCGATACCGATGGGCTGATTACGCGCTGGATCGAGGCGTTGGAATCCGGCACGTACAAGCAGGGGTTCTACACGCTCAGAAACACTGACCCCGCGAGCGGAGAGACGTGCTGGTGTGCCGAGGGAGTGCTTTGTGACGTTTCCGGAATGGGCGAATGGATTCCGGAATCCGACGGCTTCCCCGGCGACTTCTCCTACCTAATTCCCGGTCGCGAGCCATGTGACTGTGTGGCTCCGTTTGAAGTCATCACGGCAACCGGATTCCTCGCTGACATCTCCCACTCAGTTGTCCTTATGAACGATGTGCACCGGCTGAGCTTTGTGGAGATTGCCGATCGCCTACGGAGTATCGTCGCCGCCGATGTCGAGATCGAACTCGAATCGGATCGTCGCCGAAGTCTGCGCGTCACCGAGATCACGATCGAGGTGAGAGCTGAGCTATGAGCAACGCAATCGACTTCCTTGCGACCTGGGCAGTTGTTATTGCCTTGACACCCATCATGCTCGGCGCCTTTTTCGTCGCGGTGTTCTGGCTCCTGGGCTGGGCGATCCGCCGACGGGAAAGCAACCCCTGATGGAGCACGTACTCGTTGTGCTCGGGCTCCTGATCTTCGCGTGGCAGATAGGCAACTCGCGCGTCCGCGAGTAGGAGGCGGTATGTATCGATTCGTGCCGGGTCGCCATGTTCGCGTGCGCAACCCGATGAGTTTCTTTTACGGATGGGAGGGTGAAGTGGTCAAGCGGAGTGGTACTTATGCCTATATCCGCGTAGAAGGCATTCCCTTCCTCATCCCATTCGTTGATCCGGACCTGGAAATCAAGATTGAGAGCGCTCTGTCATGAGGGTGACGCGATCGAAGGTCGAATCACTCCTGGCTGATGCGCAAATTGATCGCCAGCGCAGCCGGAGCAAGCTTGATGCGATCGATCCGAGTAAGTCGATTCACAAGTGGATCGCTGCCACGGAGCGAGCGCGATTCGATGAGGCGATCACCGAGGCGATGTACGGCTTACTCGCACTGATAAACCGGCGCGATGCGGCCATTCGTGAACAGGAACGAGCGAAATGAAAACCTACCGCGTCGGACAAGTCTTTTACGCGCTCGCCGACTATTCCCACCACTTCAATCATGGCGAATGCGTGACGGTTGTGCCGGCCGAGGGTCGGCTTAGCGGAGAGTTTGATGGTGGCGCTCTGTGCTCAAACGGCAGGCTGACGCAATGGCTCGAAGCCGAATTCTTGAGCACGATCAAGCCTGACACGATCGCCGAGATCGACGGCGAGCGGCGCCGGCAAATCGACTTGTTCGGGATACAGCGTCACGATTTCGGAGGATGGTCCGCGATCATCAGCGAGGAATTCGTTGAGGTTGGTAAGGCAATCTGCGATACGGTCTTTCCGAAACCGCACTCGAACCGGCGAGATAACCTCACCGCTCTCCGAACCGAGCTCGTACAGGTGGCTGCGGTCGCAACGGCCATCATCGAGCACATAGACGAACTCATCTCCGATGATGAGGGTGAGCCCCCTACCCCACTTCCGCATGATCGGTCTGTGCAGACGCCAGTCCTCGAGAAACGCTCACCGAAGCTCGGCGATTTGGTTCGCATCGTGAAATATCCAAACAACGAATTCATCGGCAGCGTTGGCAGGGTCGAGCGAGAGCCCGAAGGTCTCCAGCCGTATCACTACGTTCGGTTCATTTCACCGCGTTCTACCTCGATCCCCGTTTACACGAGCGAGATGGAGGTAGTTGTTGACGGCGCCGAGGTGGTGACTTCATGACGCTTACCGAACTGATCGAGCAGTGTTACGCCCGCGGATACGCCTGGCAACTCAGTGGTGGCATGAGTCCAAACGGCATTCCCTTCACCACTGCGACGATTGCGGTTCCGGAGAGTAAGCCGCCGATTATGGCGATGCGCACACGCTCGGGAATGCCCGTCGAATCTGCCGTGCTTGCGCTTGAGGATGCGCTCACCGAGGTAACCGGCCGTCAGGCAGTGAGAGGGTATGGCAAGGGCAAGAACGACTAGCCGCACCCGCAAAGAGGCGGCTCACTATCAACCGCGCATGTGGAATGTCGGAGACCGGGTACGAGTGGCCCGGTCTCTTTCTGTCCTCGCCCTTCACGTCGGCAAGACAGGCGCCGTCTGCGAAGTCAGCCCCTACGTGAGCATGTTCAACGACGGCGCCGGCCGCGTCTTTCGCGTCGAGCTCGATAACGGCGAGGGCAAGTGGTACTTCGGCTCGGCTGAGCTAGAGCCCGAAACGGGCATGGCGGAGTGGTAACCAATGCGAATTGTTTTCTTGAGACACAGGGTCCCGGCTTGGGTCGGCCTATGGGAGTGCCGGGCGTGTACATCAATCGTCGCGCTGGATGAAAGTGACGCCCCCTCCCCCGGAGAGTCGTCAATCGATTACTTCCCCGGCAGCTTGTTTTCTCCAGAAGTGCTCACGCTCAAACGATGCCCTGCTTGCGATTACCAAAACGCGAGATTTGATCGCGCAAGTGAGGACAACGTACCGAATTTCGAGGGCGAGCAATGATCTCGGGTATGAAATTCGCCTCAACCTACGAGGCGGCGCTTTGGTACGCGAGAATCATCTTCCCCGATGAGTCCGAACTCAAAGGGGTGATCGAGCGCGGTAAGCTCATCGCCGAGCGAACGATCCTGGATCACACCACCGGTCTTATCCTCGCTACACTCGATCGCTTGCACAGTGCTCCGAAACACCATCAGCCGATCTCCGAGGAAGAGCTCTACGCTCTTGCAATGCTAAGATTGTCCATATGACCAATACAGATATGTTTGGTGGACAATGACTAAGGGCGATCGACTCTCCGCAAAGCAACAGGCATTTGTGAGCTATTACCTCGGCGAAGCGCGCATGAACGCGACGAAAGCCGCGGCAATGGCCGGCTATAAGACGCCTCGCCAAGAGGGCGCGCGTCTGCTGTCAAATGCTGTCATCAAAGCGGAGATCGAGGCCGTTCTCGGCGAACTTCGCTCCGAGGGCATTGCAAACAAACAGAATCGCCTCAACGACTACGAAGAGATTCGCCGCCGACTCTGGCAGATCGCCGATGAGCGCAAGGCCGAATACGAGAAGGTCGAAGAGGCGACGAAGAACCTCCCCGAGCAGGGGCTGACGGCGATTTTTGGTCAGCGCTCGGCTCCTGCCGGTGGAACCTCCGGATTCATCGTCCGACAAGTCAAAGTCATCGGTCAGGGTCGCAATCAGCAGGTGGTGGAGGAATTTGCCGCCGATACCGCGCTTGCGAACCAGATCCTCGCCGTGAACCGCCAGGCCGCACAAGAACTCGGCGAATGGTCCGAGAAAAAGCAGGTAACCGGAGCCAACGATGGGCCTATTGAGCTCAAGGTTGCCGAGTCTGCCGCCGAAAGATTCCTTGCTTGGCTTGCTGAAGAAGAAGCAGGCGAGGGAACGGGCGAGGCTGATTCGGCGCCTGGGGAGTGACGCTGAATATCTCTTCGACGCCGAGGGTCCGACGTGGCTGGCAACGCGGCGAGGTGAGCAGATCGCGCCGGATGGGGATTGGTCGTTCTGGCTGATCCTCGCCGGCCGCGGTTGGGGCAAGACGAAAACCGGCGCCGAGTTCATCCGCGATGAGGTCATGAGCGGCCGCATGCGTCGTGTGGCGCTTGTTGGTCGCACCGCCGCCGATGTCCGCGACGTGATGATTGAAGGCCCGTCCGGCATCCTCGCCGTTTGCGCTCGCATGAAGTTCCGGGCGCTGTATGAGCCATCAAAGCGCAAGATCACTTTCGAGAACGGCGCGATTGCCCTCGCCCGCTCCGCTGAAGAGCCAGACGGTCTCCGCGGCCCGGAGTGGGATGGCTTCTGGTGTGACGAGCTTGCCGCCTGGAAGAGCAAGAAGCCGGGCGCTAGTGCCGAGGCGCGTAACCTCGCCCAGGACACCTGGGACAACCTTATGTTCGGATTCCGCAAGGGCAAGCACCCGCGCGGAGTCGTCACCACCACGCCGCGACCGGTGGCTCTCGTCAAGGCCCTGCTTGCGGATGCGCGCACCGTCGTTACCCGCGGCTCGACCTTCGACAACGCCGCCAATCTCGCAAAGAGCTTTATTCAGGACATCCGCAACAAGTACGAGGGCACCCGCCTAGGACGGCAGGAGCTCTACGCCGAAGTCCTTGATGATATCGAGGGCGCGCTCTGGACACTCGCGTTGATCGATGCCGCTCGGGTGCATGAAGTGCCGCGGCATGAGGACGGCGCCAAGCTGCCGAAACTCCAGCGTGTTGTAGTAGCGCTTGATCCGAGCACAACCCACGGCAGCGATAGCGACGAAACCGGCATTGTCGTAATCGGCCTCGGCTATGACGGCGATCTCTACGTGATGCATGCCGAGGGCGTGCGACTATCGCCGAACGGCTGGGCAAACCGGGCGCTTGATCTCTGCGACATCTACGGCGCCGGCACGATCGTCTACGAACGCAACCAGGGCGGCGAGATGGTCGAGAGCACCATCCGCAACGCCATCGCCGAGCGGCAGCGCAAGAGCAAACTCGGCATTCCCCCTCGCCTCAAGCCGGTGGTCGCCACCAAAGGCAAGCAAACCCGAGCCGAGCCCGTGGCGGCGCTCTACGAGCAAGGCCGTGTGCATCACGTCACGCCTCGCGATCGACCCAACCCGCTCATCCCGCTGGAGGATCAGATGGTGGTATTCCCCGTCGATCCCTCGGCGCATGACGACCTTGTAGACGCGCTCGTGTGGGGCGCGCATGACCTGATGCCGGCCGCTGAAACCGGAACGCTGTACGTGGTGTAGGAGACCGTGATCAAGCCGTATTACGACCAGGACGGTATCACGATCTATTGCGCGGATATGCGCGACGTGCTGCCGATGTTTGCACCGAAGAGCTTCGACCTCCTGCTCACTGATCCGCCGTACGGCATTGGGCGTGATGGTGAGAAGGCATCGACTGGATCGCATGGAGGGAGAAAGGCGTACGACTTCCTCGGCTGGGACCAGGAGCGACCGGATGCCGAGGCGTTCCGGCTTATGTTCGAGGCTAGTCGCAATCAGATCGTTTGGGGCGGGAATTACTTTACCGAGCATCTACCGCCGTCGATGGGCTGGCTGGTGTGGGACAAGGCGCAACGGATCGACGGCTCGGATGCGGAACTCGCCTTTACGAGCTTTGATCGCGCACTCCGTGTTTACACCCTCAACCGGGTAGCAATTGCCCAGGACGGCGCCGTACATCCGACACAAAAGCCCGAGCGCCTCATGCGTTGGTGCATTGCGAATGCCACCGAGCCGGGCGACTTGATCCTAGACCCGTATGCCGGCAGCGGCACCACCGGCCGTGCGGCGAAAGACCTCGGGCGCCGTGCGGTGCTGATTGAACGCGAGGAACGGTTTTGCGAGATCGCCGTTCGGCGATTGCAACAAGCGGTATTGCCGGGAATGGAGGCAGCATAATGGCCTATCCGAATTGCGATGTATGCGGTGGTGCCGCGAAGGGTGTGGCGGCTTCCTCGCTGGGCCCGATCAGCCTGGCGTATTGCCAGGAGTGCTTATCTCGTGGCGCCGAGCCGATCGGCATGTGGCATCTCACAATCGGCCTCTGCGATGGCCCGGACGGTGTTCGACCTGAGTTCACCGAGCACGCAGCGTCCTACAAGAACGGCCGCTACATCGGTTGGGATGAGATCGCGTCGAGCTATTCCCCGGAGGTGGAGTGATGGCCGTTGACTTCTCGCGAGATCGCCAAGCGCAGGAGTTCGCAGAGATGTTCGCCGATCATGCACCAGACACCGGTTCAAGCTGGCGGTTCTATTGGAGCGAAGGGTTTTGGTTCGCCCTACAGGCCGCAGGGTACTCCGAGTGCGATGCTGATCGGATCATCGAAGAGGGGCAGCGTCTAGAGCGGGAGCGATCGCTGTGACGACCAGTCGCGAACTGATTGAGACCGCATACGAGGCGGCAATGAGCGATGCAAGCGGCATCGACTGGCCAGGCTATCCGGAAGCATACGAGCCGATCGTCTCCGCGGTAGTCAAGCACCTAGCCAGATCACTGTCGGGTGACATCGTATCGGCAATTGCGACGTTCGGTGCAGCGGCTTGTTCCTTGGGGCGTTCCACTCCGGTCCGGGCTCCGGACTGCGGTGTAGCGGTGGAGATTCGCCGAAGAGAACTGCAAGCCGCGATTGCCGAAACATGCCCTAGAATTGTCCATAGAGACAATTTTCATGGTCTCACGACCAATCACCCTCGATCGGCGCTATCGACGCTCTCAGGGCCACGTAGCGGCCCACAGGAGGCAGTATGAGTGAGCAAGAGACACGGAAGTACGTCGGATCGGTCAAGGTTGGCCCGGCATCGGTTGACGTGTACGAGGCTAACTCGATCGTGGTTGACGGCGACGAATGCTATGGGGTGTTCAGCGGCGGCAATGACGAGATCGAGATCGTGAGTGGGCTCAATCCCCAGCGCCGGCGCGCAACGCTCTTCCACGAGCTCATCCATGCAGTCGATTTTGAATACGACATCCGACTGTCCGAGAAGCAAACCCGCAAGCTCCATATCGGTCTTTTGAATCTCATTGACGACAATCCGGGCATTCTCGAACTCGAAATTGGTGGTGATCGCGAGTGAGCATCGGAGGGATTGATTATCTCGACGGGCTGCCGGAAGGGCATGAATCGCTCGATCCGAACCTCGGTGACATCGCGCTTCTGACGGCCGATCTTCGTGCGCACCGGCCGTACTACAAACTGCTACGCGACTACTACGACGGCAAACAGGAAATCAAGTTTGCCGGCGAAAAGCTGCAAACGGCATTCGGTGAAGAGCTCGCCGAACTTGTCTGTAATCGCATTCAGCCCGCGGTAGATGCGTTGTCTGATCGGCTTCAAGTGCTCGGGTTCAGCAGTGCTGATGGCGCAACCGATCAGGATGCGGCGCGCATTTGGGCTGCCAACGACATGGACAAGGGCCAGGGCGAGCTTCACACCGAGGCACTCACGACCGGCGATGGCTATCTGATCGTCTGGCCCGACCTGGACGGGCAACCGCGCATCTACGTCAACTCTGCCGACAGCATCGCGGTCATTTACGACACCGAGATACCTGGCAAGAAGCGAGTGGCGGCTAAGACGTGGCGCCGGGCTGATCGCCGGTGGCGGTTGAACTTGTACTACGAGGATCGGCTCGAAAAGTACGTCACGCGCAGCGCGATCACGGGTGACGATGCTCCCGAGGACCCGAACATCTACGAGCCGTATAGCGATCCGGACGACCTTGCGTGGCCCATCCGATATGACCCGGCGTGGGGCAACATCGTTCCGGTCTTTCACTTTGCGAACAATGCGAGGACCGGGCAGTACGGCAAGAGTGAAGTGGCGCCGCTGATCTCGCTTCAGAACCGTCTCAATATGACGCTCGCGAATCTTGCGGTGGCTGAAGAGTTCCAGTCCTATCGACAGCGCTGGGCGACGGGCATACAGCCAGTGCTTGATCCAGAGACGGGAAAGCCGGTTAGTCCATTCCAGGCCGGCGCCGGGCAACTCTGGATCGCAACGGCGAAAGAGGCCGCGTTCGGCGATTTCGAGGCTGCGGACCTCGCGATGTTCGGCGATACCGCTGAGGGCCATGAAGTACGCATTGCTCGCACGGCGCGCATTCCGCTCTATCACCTTCTCCAGTCGGGAGCCCCCGAGAGCGGTGAGGGGCTCAAAACCGCTGAAGAGCCGTTCGTGGCGAAAATCCGCGACAGGCAGAAGAGCTTCGGACCCGAGCATGGCCGCGCGATGGAACACGCCCTCCGGATCGCCGGCAAGAGCAACGCGCAGCTTCGCACGATCTGGCAGCGTGCAGAGACCCGCGACGATCGCGAGTTTTGGGAAGTCGCGGCGATCAGGCGCGAAATGGGCGTTAGTCCACAGCAGATTCTTCGCGAATACGGTTACAGCGACAAGGAAATTGAAAAGTTCCGGGAAGAGATCGCCGAGCACACGCAACTCATGACCGGCCTCGCCGCACAGGCGTTCAACCAGGGTGTGGCGCTCGATGAAGCCCCGGCCGGCGAGGGTGACGAAGACGATGAAGACGCCGCGGCATAGCCGCTAATTGTCCATGTGGACAACAGGAGTTAGCACAATGCGCATTGCTCTTTACGCGCCGCGTCGGAGCGGCAAAACGACCGTCGCGCAACATCTCGTGGATCGTTTCGGGTTCACGCGCATTGCAATGGCTGATCCTCTCAAGGACAGCGCGGTGGACATGATCAATTACTGGCTCCGTCACCAGGGCCATCCGCGGCAAATCACGCGCGAGGAACTCGACGCGAACAAGCCGGCGTTTCGACCGTTGCTCGAATGGCTCGGTACTCCGTTTGGCCGTGATTACCTCGGCACCCCTGACCGGTGGATTGATTCATTCCGCGAATACCTGCCTGACGAGGGCAACGTGGTTGTTGACGACATGCGCCAGCCGAACGAAGCGGATGCGCTTCGCGATCTCGGGTTCGTGATTATTCGCGTCGATCGACCAGAGGAAACCCGCCGCGCCGACCTTGAGGCCGCAGGCGAGCCAGTAGGACCGATGCCGAGCGAGCGAGCACTCGATGCGATTGACCCCGACTACGTGCTTGTCAACGATAGCGGCCTCTCCACGCTCTACGGGCGAACCGCAACGCTCATGTTCGAGATCGCCTGCCGATCACTCGGGCGCAGTCTCGTAGAGGCAGCGCGTCGAATGGTTTTGTCCAAGTAGACAATTTCTCAGGGGCACGCGGGTGAGTTACGAATCGCGGATCAATCGATCAATTAGCCAGATTCGCAAGGATCAGGCCGCACGTGAGCGCGAAACGGTTCGACAACTAGCCCAGGCGTATCAGCGCACCGCCGATCGGATCATTCCCGAACTCGACCGCTTGCGTGACGAGCTCGCCGCTCTCTTGGATGCCGGGAAGCCGGTCACTATCGGCCGGCTCTATCGTATGGATCGGTACCGATCGCTCCTGATCCAAGCGAACGACCTCTTTACCGGATATGCCGACGAGATCGGCGAAGCGATTGACATCGCTCGTCAGTTGGAAGTGGCACGCGCACAGACGGAGGCAAACGACCTCGTCCGAGCGGCGCTAGGCCCGGCACCTGATGGGGTAGATGTTGACGGCCTCTTTACGCGACTGCCAGAGAGCGCCGTCACGAACATCGTCGGCACTACCCGCGAGGGGCCGCTCGCCGAGCTTCTTGACCAGTTTGGTGCAACGGCAGCCCAGGATATCCGTGAAGCGCTCATCACCGGCGTAGCACTCGGTGAGCACCCGAACCGGATCGCCCGACGCATGAAGGCGGCGATGGACGGGAATCTCGTACGTGCTCGCATGATCGCCCGCACCGAGACGCTCAGAGCGTATCGCGAGAGCACACGGCGCTATTACGAAGAGAATTCCAAAGTAGTCAAGAGTTGGATCTGGCATTCGGCACTCGGCGTGCGCACATGTGCTGCCTGTTGGGCGATGCATGGCCGGGAATTCCCGTTCTCCGAACCAATGGGAACGCACCCGAATTGCCGATGCGCAATGGTGCCGAAAACCAAGACGTGGAAAGAGCTCGGATTCAGCGTTCCGGATCACCTTGAATCGAGCGCCTCCGTTCGCCGCGGGCCCGACATCTTTCGCGAGCTTGACGCGGATACCCAGCGGGCGATCCTCGGACCGAAAGCGTTTAGCGCTTACACGCGTGGCGAGGTCGATCTCGAGGATTTCGTGCAGTCGCGCGTTTCGTCTGATTGGGGTATTACCAGGAGTCGCGGCTCACTCGAACACGCACTCAATCGAGCGGCAAAGCGCGGCGTGGTGCCGCCTGCACCAACGCCTATCAGACCGGTAAGTGAGATCAAGCCGGGATCGTTCGCTGATCTCGATGAAGCGCATCGATGGGCTCGGGAGAACTACCCCGATATCGAGTGGGATTTCGAGGGCATGCATGTGGATGTCATCAATCCGTCGATGGCGCGATTCGATCAACTCGCGCAGCAGTATCCCGAGGTTACGAAGCGACTCAAGTACGTAGGCGGCTATCAGGGACCGAACCGCATTCAGAGTTACAACTGGAACCCGAATACCTATGCACACGCGAGCCGTGATGGCAAGCGAATCGGCCTCAATCCGGCCTATTACGGCGATCCAATGAAGTTTCAGCGATCGATCGCACGCGATGCCGAGTCAGGCTGGCATCCTGCCGGGATTGTCGATGTCGATAGCATCTTTACGCACGAATTCGGGCACCAGGTACACAACTGGTTGCTTTCAGTCCCGTCCGACATCGCTCATTTCCCGGTCGTTGCATCAGACGGTGGTGGATTGGTGCAAGTCGATTTCTATCGATTCTTTGTCAACAACCGGGCGACGAAACGGCTCTCGGCATACGCCACCACCTCATCGGAGGAAAGTTTCGCCGAAGGGTTTACGCTCATGGTGCACGACCCGAAGCGGGTCAACTCGCTCGCCTACACCAAGCGACAACGACGTGTTCTCGCCGAACTCGGAGACCCATCGAAGTGGCTCGGCAAGGATCAATGGCGCTATGCGCGCGATCTGCCGATAGACGATCGCGACAGGGCTATGGACCGCATTCGCAAGTTTGAGCAGGAGGTCGGTATCTGATGACCAGCGTAGCCGCTCCAATGTGCCTCTTTTGCCGGCATTACAACCGGGACGATTCCGAGCGGATGACGTGCAAGGCATTTCCAGGCGGTATCCCAGAAGCCATCTACGAAAGCCGACACGATCACCGCGAGCCCTACCGCAGCGATCGTGGAATCCGGTTCGATCCAGTCGATCAGGATGCGGCGGATTACGCCGACGAACTTTTCCCGAGAGGGGGTGGTCATCGGCAGTAAACCGGCCTCGCTCAGTTGTTGATCGTTCGTGTGACCCGAAGAACGGGTGTTCGAAAAGGTGTGTTACGATGTCCATGCAGGCCCGAGAAACCGGCCACAGCGCCCAGGCGGCGCGAGACGCAATCCTTGAGCAGTTTCGAGCCCTCGGCATTCCCCCAATCGGTGGTGGATCGCAAGAGGCAGACGGTGGCGAGGATGGCGGAGAGGCCAATCCCCCGGCGGGAACGGGTGGGCAACCCCAGGGCGGCGGTCAGCCGTCCGGCGACAACCCCAGTGGCGGGAATCCGAAGCCCCAGGCGGGCGATGGTGATAACGACGGTGGAGAGACGATCTCGCTTGAAGAGGCGAGAAAGCTCCGTTCGGAGAATCGCAGCCTTCGTACGCGCCTGAAGACTGCTGAGGACAAGCTCCAGTCAAGCGATGACGCGAACCTCTCCGAGCTCGATCGCACTGTCAAGGACCGCGACAACTGGAAGGGCAAGTACGAAGCCCTTGAAAGCTCGCTCAAATCCGATCGCGTGCGGGCTCATGCGATCGAAGCGGCGAGCAAGATCGGCGCGATCGAGCCGACGGCGGTAGCGAAGCTCATCGCACTCGGCGAGGTTGATTTCGATAACGACCTCAACCCGACGAATGTCAATGACTTGGTTGCCGGAATCAAGAAAGAGCATCCCCGACTCTTTGCCGCAACGCCGGGGAGCGGAAACGGCGGCGAACGCGACCAGAAACCGAGCGGTCCGAATCTCTTCGGAGTTGATCGCCTGGCAAGTGTGTATCAGAAGAAACAGCGCTAATTGCGCCTTGAAATTGTCCACATGGACAAATTAGGAGGTTGTAACAGCATATGGCTCTGACTCTCGTTCAGGCGGCGACGCTCTCCACCGACGATCTCCAGCGCGGTGTGATCGAGACGATCATTGAGGGCGCTCCCCTACTCCAGCTCCTGCCCTTTCACACGGTGACGGGCAATGCGTACGCCTATGTTCAGGAAAAGACCCTGCCGGGCGCCGATTTCCGCGGCGTCAACGAGGGGTACACCGAAAGCACGGGCGAGGATGAGAAGATCACCGAAACGCTGGCGATCCTCGGTGGCGATGCGGACGTTGACCGCTTCATCGTGCAGACCAACCCCGGCGAGGTAGCGAATCAGCGCGCCGAGCAGACTCGCCTCAAGTCGAAGGCGGTCCGGATGCAGTTTCAGGACGCCTTTATCAACGGCGACACCTCTTCGAACGCTAAGGCGTTCAACGGGCTCAAGAAGCGCCTGACCGGATCGAGCACTCAGGAGATTTCGGCCGCTACCAATGGTCTGCCGATCATCGGCACGAGCGATGCCGATCGCCACGCTTTCCTGGACAAACTCGACCAGCTTATTGCGGCCGTTCCTGGCGGTCCGGACATTCTGCTTACGAATGCGGCGATTCTCGGTGCTTTCAAGAGCGCCGCTCGTCGGCTCACGATCTATGACGAGACCAAGGATGCCTTCGGTAAGCCGGTCACGACCTATCAGGGCATCCCGGTGGTCGATGTCGGCAACAAGGGCAACGGCTCGGCGATCATCCCGCAAACCGAAACGCAGGGATCGAGCAGCGTCACCGGAAGCATTTACGCGGTCCGCTTCGGACGTACGCCGGAAGAGAGGGGGGTGACTGGTCTGACGAACGGCGGCGTCCAGGTCTACGACCTCGGGGAGGTTGACGACAAGCCGGCGTTCCGAACCCGCATCGAGTTCTACGTTGGCCTTGCCGTTCATGGTGGCCGTGCTGCTGCCCGTCTCAAGGGTGTGCTTGCGAGCTAATTGTCCATATGGACAACTTCAGGGGCTCCGTTAGCCAAGCGGGGCCCCTTCGCGCAGGAGTAACGGCGATGACGAGACAGACAGCCGAAACCTTGTTACGGCGGATGGTCGCCGCAACCATCGAGCCGACACTCGATGACGAAGCGATTGGCGCTCTACTCGATTTCGGCAAGCGAACCGCACCGGATGGCACCGAGACCTATGACCTCAATGCCGCGGCCGCAGAGGGGTGGCGGTGGAAGGCTGGCATGGTCTCGAACTTGACGCAATCGACGGCGGATGGCTCGTCCTATCACGACGAGCAGTTGATCGCCCACTGTGAGCGGATGATCGCGCAATACGCGGCTGGCGTGCTTATCAGCATGGAGGTCCGAGGGGCGTGACGACGCGACTGGCGCACTACCAACAACGCGCCGCAGCGAAGCTGCCCGATCGCCTCGACATCGAGCGCGTGACGCTCACGCCGGATGGATCGCTCGGGCAGATCGAGACGCTAACAATCGTTGCCTCGAATGTGCCTTGCCGCGTGTTGGAACTCGGCGAGGGGCGGAGTGATCGCGAGCTTGAGATTGCTGGCCAGATACGTTCCGAGGGTTCGCATGCAGTGCGCCTGCCGATCGAAACAGATGTGCGCGACAGCGACATCTTGATCTGGAGAGAGCATCGCCTGCTCGTTAGCCGCGCCCTTGATCGCAGTCTAAGCACGCTCCTAACGGTGGTCTGCATGGAGGTGCGGCCGTGAGCGCCGGAGTCACGATACGAGTCAAGTTCAACAGGCTCGGCGATATCGCACGCGAGCTCCCCGAGGCGGCTGAGACGATCGTGGATAAGTTCCTCACCGATGTGGACGCAGACGCCACCATCAACACCCCGGTCGATACCGGTTATCTCAAGAACAGCAAGGTTCGGGAGAAAAACCGGATTGCATGGGGTGCCGACTACGCCGCGTACGTCAACTTCGGAACCCGATTCATGGAAGCGCAGCCGTTCGCCTCGAATGCCGTAGAGCATGCGCTGCCGGGTGCCGAGGCCGCGGTTGCTGATCTCGCCGGGAGATTGGGCGAATGAGCACCCGTAACGAAGCGAAGGCGAGGGCGATTGCCGAGCAGTGGATGGCAACTGTCCTGCCAGACGAGATATCCGGAGCCGGCGGAACCGGAGTTTATCGACATCCGGCACCGGAACAAGCCATAGAGCCGTTCATCACGGTCAACATCATTGTCGGCCGGATCGTGCGCCCGCTAGGCCGCGGTAAGACCGGTGTAGTCCGGCTCAATTACGACGTGAGCGCCTGGGATCAAGGTCTCACCGCGGAGCGCGTTGACGCTCTCGCCGTCGCAGCCGCGAACGCACTCGAACTGACGGGGCCGGTCACTGTGCCGGGCGGGCAAATCGTCGCGTGCAAGAACACCGGGCCGGTGGCGGCGTCTGGTGGAATGGTCGAGCGCGGCAAGCACTATCAGCGCAACGGCAATCTCTACGAAGTCATGGTGAAGGTGGATTAGGCGCTCTTTCATGCGCCGAATTTGTCCATATGGACAATATTGGAGGTGTTCACGCAAATGGTTAAAGCCGCAGTCAATCAAGGCTGGCAACTCGGGATCGAGAGCACCCGTGGTCTCGCCGTGCCGGCGAACCGGAAACTCATGGCCTACAGCCTTGAGCCCCAGCCGATGATCGAGACCGCGCAGCACACGCCGTCCGGTTACAAGGTGCCTACGGTTACGCAACTCGTGAGCGAGCATGCCGGCGCGGATTACGACGGCCTCATCGACTACCGAAACATTGTGTATGTGCTGAGCTCGATGTTCGGCGCCGTGACTCCGACTCAACCGGACGCGGCGAATTCTCCCAGCGTCTACCTCTGGACTTGGAACCTGGACGGCAAGAGCAAGATTCAGCCAGTGACCTCTACTGTCGAATGGGGCGAGTCGGGCGCCGGCAATGGCAACAAGTTCTCCTACGGAGCGTTCAACAGCGCCGAAATCGAGATCAGTCGCGCGGGGGACAATACCATTTCCGGAGAAATGATCGGTCAGGAAATGCAGCTTGGCACCACGTTGACCGCGAGTCCGACCGAAGTCGATGTGGAGCCGGTAGACGGCGATCATTGGGACCTCTTCATGGCCGATACCGGCGCAGCGCTTGAGTCCTCCCCTACTCAGCTTGATGCGATCTACGCGGCCACACTGAGCCTTTCTGATCTCTACGCACCGGAGTGGGCGCTCAAGAGCTCTGAGCCGAGCTTTACGAGCCTCTTCGAAGCTGAGGATCAGAGCTACGAATGGGAGATGACCCTTGGCGCCGATGCCGTGGCGAATGCGATGCTCACCGACACCGCGCGCAACTCGAAAAAGAAGTTCTTCCGGATGCAGGCCACCGGCGACATCATCGAGGACACGCTTCCGTTCAAGCTCTCGTTCGACATGTGCTCAGTGATTACGGATATCGACTCATTCCAGTCTGAGGATGGGCTCTACGTGCTTCCGATTACCTACGGTCTGGCGTACGACAAGACCTGGGGCAAGTTCATGAGCATCAAAGTTCAGACTGACATCTCCGCGCTTTAGAATTGTCCATGTGGACATTTTCTAGGTTCACGTGACCTAGGAGTCGTTTGGCAGTAAATCGCGCGTCTCAGAGTCACGTGGCGCGCGTGGGAGGCATTCGAGCAATGGCAGGCATGAGCTTTGCCGATCTTGTCGAGGGCAAACGTACGTTCGATGTCAAGTTCGCGAACGGGAAGCGGCTCGAAATCACGTACGAAGTTGACAAGATGACGCCGGCTACGTTGCGGAGGATCAACGAGGCGATTGAGAGCGGCGACGAACTCTCATTTGCCCGCATGGTTGCCGGCGTCATGTGCGATTGGGAGCTGGAGGGGCCGTTCGGCGAGGGTGAGTACTTCGTGCCCGAAGGCGAGAAGGTGCCGATTGAACCCGAGTACCTCGCCTACTTCCCGGGTCCCTACATGGCGCATATCTGGAACTCGATCGCCGAGGACGCGAATCCGGACCCAAAACGGCGAGCGCGCTCTTCCGGTCGCTAATCACTAACGGTGCTTCGGATAAGCCCGAGTGGTGGTGGGACCACATACAGGCATCGAAGTACATGGAGGGCGCCGTCAAACCGTGGGAATGGGCGGCAGCTCCGAGCTTCTGGCTCAACGCAGTGTTGATCGCGATGAAAGCCGAGAACGACGCTCGCGAGCACCTCAACAAGAAAGCGGAGCGTAAATCCGCTCGATCCCGCGGACGAAAGAAACGAGGCATCTAGCACCGCGCCGGTGAATTGTCCACATGGACAACCCGGCGCGGCTATTACACCAAGGGTCAGGTGACATGTTCGTTGGCGAAGACCGTAGCCGAGCTCGAAATCGTCGCCGGTGCCGATACGAGCGAAGCGGAAAGCAAGCTCGATAACCTCGACGGGAAAGTAAACAAATCCGGCGAGAACGCCAAAGTGGCAAGCATGGCGTTCATTGGTGCTGGAGCCGCAATCGCCGGCGGGCTCGGTGCCGCGATTGGTATAAGCGCAAAGTTCGAGAGTCAAATTAGCTCTATCGGTGCTGTTTCAGGACTGACCGGCGCCGAACTCGATAAAGTCCGCGCTAAAGCACTCCAACTCGGCTCTCAAACGTCGTTCAGCGCCACCGAGGCGGCATCGGCGATGGATACCTTGCTCAAAGCGGGTATGCCAATTTCGACCGTGCTCAATGACGGCGCTAAGGCGGCGCTCGATCTCGCGGCCGCGGCCGGCACCGATGTCACCACAGCCGCCGAGCTCATGACCTCGGCAATGAACGTCTTTGGCGATGAGGCAGGCTCCGCCACCGACGTTGCAAATTCCTTCAATGCCGCTGCCAATGTGTCGGCTGCGAGCATCGAAAGCCTCTCTCTCGGCTTCTCCGCGGCGGCGCTCCCGGCTCAAATGATGGGCCTCTCGCTCGAAGACCTCAACGTGGCGCTGGCGCTCTTCTCTCAGAACGGGCTCAACGGCTCAGATGCCGGTACGAGCTTCAAAACCATGCTCATGAGCATGGCGAACCCGACCTCTGAGCAAGCCACGCTCATGGATCAGCTCGGGATCAGCTTCTTTGACGCCCAAGGCAATTTTATTGGGCTTGAGGCGTCGGCAGACGTACTCCAAACCGCCCTCAGCGGTATGACCGAAGAGCAGCGAAATGCCACGCTTGCGACTCTCTTTGGAAGTGATGCAATCCGCGCCGCGTCGATTCTCTACGGTGCGGGCGCCGAAGGTGTCGCCGGGCTCCGAACCGAGATGCACAACCAGGCGTCGGCCGCCGATCAGGCAGCGGCGCGCATGGACAACCTCGGTGGTGCCCTGGAAACCCTCAAAGGGACACTGGAAACCGCGGCGATCATGATCGGCTCGCAACTCTCGCCGTACATCATGGATCTGGCTACGCACCTCCAAGGCGCGATCCAGTGGTTTACGAACCTTGATCCCGCGATGCAGGGCAACATCGCGAAGGGTGCGGCACTCGCCGCCGGCTTGCTCGTGCTCGCTGGGGCGCTCGGCATGGTTGGTGTCGTAATCGGACCGATCGTGGCTGGATTCGGACTCCTGCTCTCGCCGATTGGTCTTGTGGTTGCCGCGATTGCCGGCCTCTACATCGCGTATCAGACGAACTTCCTGGGATTCCGTGATGGTGTAAACGCCGGAATCAATCTGCTGAAATCTGCCTGGCCCACGCTGCAATCGGCGATTCAGACCGCGGGTTCGGCAATCGGTACCGTCTGGAGCACTCTCCAAACAAATTGGAGCTCCGTAAGCAGCGTTCTCCAAACCGGACTCTCTGTACTTCAGAGTGCATTCAGCATTGGGTGGTCGCTGATCTCCACAACGATCAGCACCGCGGCCAGCGGCATCTCCACGACGATCGAGGGCATCCGCCAAGTCTTTAGCGGCCTCGAAACCTTTGTCTCCGGCGTAACTTCGGCGATCAAGGCGGTTATCGAGGGCGATTTCGATGGTGCCAAAGAGGCCGCAATCGAAGCAGTTTCCGGACTCAAGGAAACTGCCATCGGCATATTCAACACGCTCCTGGGCCTTGTTACGACGCTTACGGCTGCCACTCGTACCGTCGCCGTTGCGGCCTTCAACGGACTGAAGGACGACGCAGTAAACGCCTTCAACAACCTGAAGTCTGGCGCTATCAACGCGCTGAATTCGCTTCTTGGCACCGCTACGGCGCTCGTCGTCGGCATCAAAACGGCGATCACCGGCCAATTCGACGCGGCTAAGAGCACGGTTTCCACAACCATGACGAACCTCGCAAGCGATGTCGTCAACACGCTCACGGGACTGGCGAGCAGCGTGTGGAATGCCGCATGGAGCGTCGGTTGGAACGTCGGTCAGGGGCTCATTGACGGCATTACGGGTATCTGGGATTCCGTTGTCAACTACGCGAAATCGCTCGCTGATGCGGTCGGCGGCGTGCTCGGGAAGGCGTTGGAAGTCTTTTCGCCGTCGCGACTCACCACCTACTACGGCGAGATGTTGGGTGCCGGCCTGATCAAGGGCATGGAGTTGAGCGCACCCAAGACATTCGATGCCTCCGAGTCCTTGGCGATGGCCGCGGTCCAACCGATTCAACGGGCACCCACCAGCATCGCGGCTCCTTCTCCATCCAGCGGTGGCGGTCGCGGAACGGTCATAAACCAGACCTTCAATGTAACCGTCGATCTCGACGGGCTGCAAGAGCTCGCCGAGGCCGCGGAGTTCGTGCAGTCGTTGCCGAGGGAGCGACAGCTTGTCTTCGGCGGATCATTTAGCGGATAGAAGTTGTCCATATAGCCAGTAAAGTGAGGCGATATCACCAATGGCGTACTACGGTCGCCGCATTACAAGCAATGATCCGGACTTCGGCGTGGTTAGCGACACCGGGCAGCGAGCCAGCGTGTTCAACGCCATGCCCGAAAACGGATGGGGATTCCGGGTCGGACTGTGGTGCGGTATCGAGAGCGGATCGCCGAGCGTGCAACTCGGTGTGTGGGAAGCCGACAGCGGCATGAACCCGGCCGCTCGAATGGGATACGGCGTCGCCTTCTCGCCGGCGGCGCCGATGACCTCGTGGGATCAGGGGCAGGCGTACCAAGCGCTTTTCGCCCTTGTCGATTCCGACAAATCCCCAGGCGGAGGCTCAACGCTCGCAATCAAAATGATCGCCGGCAAGAGGTACGGCATCGGTCCGCAAGTCAACGGAGGATCGCTCGGACACGGCATGCGCCAAGCGTCCGGCATCACCGCGGATAATGAGCAGTTTTACAACCGCTCGGGCACCGCAACGCCAAGCGACCCGTTCGGCTACACGTCGGCATCTGTCGAGGGGCATCTCTCCGCTTGGGTCGAGTATCAGGCGAACCGCGCGCCAACCGCGGATGTCGTTTCCCCCGCTGGAACCATCAACACGACATCGCCCACCTTCAAAGGCGATTTCAACGATGCCGATGAGGTATACGGCGATCGACTCACCAAGTTCCGTATCCAGGTGTATCGGATTTCCGACGGCGCCCTGATGTGGGATTCGGGCCAGCTCTCGGCGACGAGCTCAGAGAAATCGGCCGGTCAGTTTTCACGACCGTACGACGGAAACGCGCTGTCAGCAGGCGTGCAATACCGCACGAGATGTCAGGTTGCCGACGAGTTCGGTGAGTGGTCGGCGTGGACCGGATATACCGTCTTTACGGTCAACGGCGGCGGCATCGTCAACCTGACGAGCCCTACCGGCAAGCAGGAGAACCGGCAGCCGGGGCCCATCGTCGCATCGTGGGTGCACAACTCCGCGCTCGCGACGAATACGGTCGAGCTCCGAATACGGGACTCGACGGGAGCCGTCATCAAGCAAAGCGGGACCCTCGCGAATACAACTGCAAACAACGGGACGATCTCAATTCCGTGGAACACCGCGTTTGGATCGACGTACTTCCTGTCCTGGGGTTCTGACTACACGATCGAGATGCGCGCTCGGGATACGGGCAACCTGTGGAGCGATTGGGATGGCATCGCTGTTCACACTGACGCGGCACCGAGTATCCCGAGCAATCTCACGCCCGCAAACTCCGCGGCATCGAGCAGCCGGCCAAAGCTCGTCTGCAAGTGCAGTGATGTTGATGACACCGTGGCCACCGGGCTCATGGTCAAGTGCGAGATTCTCAACAACGCCGGCTCGCTGATCTCCACTCGTGTCATGACACTCAAGAGTGGCACAACCGACACTTGGGAGTATCAGACGACGGCGAGCGATCTCGCGAGCTTCGGATCGTTCCGATGGCGAGCCTATGCCGGAGACGGCACGATCTGGAGCGGAGAGCAGACAAGCGAGGCGAGCGCAACTCGGAGCGCGGAGGCGACATTCGTCTATGCCAACGGGCCGCAAATCGCACACGTAAGCCCGGCCGACGGCGCGACAGTTACGACCGGAACGCCGCTCTATGACTGGACGGTGACCTTTAGCGGCGCCACACAGGTGAGCTATCAGGTTCTGGTTTACCGGAGCGACGACGGCTTTCTTGTGCACGATTCCGGCACGGTCTCCGACACGACCGCTTCTCAGTACCAGCAACCGTCAGGCAAGCTGCGCGATGGAACGACCTATTATCGCGTCATTAAAGTCACCGACTCGAACGGACTCACGGGGCAAAGCGAACCGGCGACATTCACTCTCGACTATATAGAGCCGCCGGCACCCTCGAACTTCATCGCGTCACCCGAGCTCCTGATTTTCGACACTGACGCGAGCTCGGCGCGCCTAACCTGGGATGCGAGCACCGAGCCGAATTTTCTCGAGTGGATCATCGGGCGCCGCGAGACCGGTGACGACCCGGACAATGAGATCATTCTGGCTCGTCTCCCATCGCCGAGCACCACCGACTGGATCGACTATTTTCCGCCGAGCGGTGTCGATGTGACCTACAGCATTCGGCAAAGCACGATTCAAGGCCTCGATGTCACAACCTCGCAGCGGAGCGAGGCCCAGCTGGTAGTAACGCTCGATCATGTGGTGATCTGTCACGCATTCCGAGGCGGCGACTATCGCGTGGGCTTGCATCTCGACGCCGAGCGGGAGGCTGATCACCTTGACGATCTCGTGCTTGAAATGCCGTGGGGCGAAGGGGAACCATTCGGCATGTTCGGAACCGCCGACTATCAGGTGTTCTCGGGAACATTCAAGCTCGTGAGCGACGATCTGGCGACCGCGCGCGCGTACATCCAGGCACTCCGAACGCTCAAACAACAGCGATCGACCATGTGTTATCGGGATGAGCGTGGTCGCAAGATGTTTTGCGTGATTACGAAGTTCCGCGAGAAAGACCAGCGCGTGCAGACCTACACGGTTGACCTGGAGCTCACCGAGGTCGCGCACGACGAGGGAGTTGACTAAGTACGAAGTAAAATTGTCCATGTGGACAATTGTGAGGAGGTCAGTGGCGAATGCCTCGCGTCGGAAACGTACAAATCAAACCAACGCTCTGGCGTGCCACCAAGCTCAATGAGTTTCGGGAGGACATCACTCGCTACGTGAGCAGCGGGCGGGTGACCTATGACGAGGACCGGGCGATCAAGATGAGTTTCGCGGTCAAGGTCAGCGATCCTGAGGTGATCGACCCTTACCGAGATTTCCTGGCGCCGGTCCTCACCCTCGTCTATCCCGACGGCGAGGTGATCACCGAGCAGGTTGGTCTCTATGCCGTAGCACCGCCAAAGCAAAGCGCCTCGACTCAACTCACCCGTGGCGATCTCGATGGGCGCGATCTGACATGGCTTCTTTCGGTTGACACGCTTACGGCGCCGTACACGGTGACGGCCGGAACGAACCGAATCGAAGCCGTTCGGATTGTGCTCAACGCGATGGGGCTTACGCGGCACGTGATCGCCGATTCGCCGCTCACCTTTGACAGCGACACGACTTGGCCACCGGATACCAGCAAGCTCGATCTCGTCAACGACATTCTCGGGGGGACCGGGTTCTACACCCTTTACATGCTTCGCGATGGATACCTCGCGTCAATGCCCTGGCGCGACATGGAGAGTGTGCAGCCGGCAGTTAGCTATGCAACCCCGGCTCTCGGGAAAGTGCGCGTGATCCGTACGGTGGAGATCGACCCGGACCCCGGTCGAATCGTCAATCAGGTGACGGTGATTCGAGACGATCCGGCGAAAGACCCGCTGATTGCCTTCGGCGTCAACGATAACCCGGCGAGCCCGGTCTCGACCGTGACCCTCGGAATCACGATCGGCCGCACGATCAAAGATCAGAACATCGCATCACAATCCGAGGCAGATAAGCTCGTAGCCCGAACGCTTCAGGAAGCCGCATCCGTCTATACGCGCCTCAAACTCACCACCACGCCTGACCCGAGCAGGAACCCGCACGAGGTCTACGAACTCGCGATTAGCAACGCTGCGGGGATCGTCGCAGAGGGCGTGTGGTGGTGCACCGGTTGGAGCGTTGGGTTTACGCCGAGCGACGGTCCGATGACCCACGACCTCAACAAACTCGTTCCATACAGGACGGTGGCCTGATGGCGAGCAAGGCGCGCGATTTTTACAAGGACCTCCGTGACGATCTCATGGGCATCATCGGACGGCTCATGCCGTGGCGAGCAACGGTGAGTTCGGGAGGATCTGGACCGATCACGATTACCCGACTCGGTGCTGGTAGCCCTGATGGCGAGGCGTACTCGCGACTCGCCGGCTTCGACCTCGCTTCCGGCGCCGAAGTGGTCATGCTCGATCTCGGAGGGAAGCCGGTTGCACTCGGTCAGCTCGTGCGATCTGCGCCGGGCGTCTACACGATTTCTGCTCCGCTCACGATCAAACGCGACGATGACCATGCATTCGCGGTTGGCAAGAACGATGGCACGCTCGTATTTCGCGTCGATTCGCTGGCACCGTCGAATGTCGCAGCGGTCAACGGAGTGCATCTTTCCGGATTCGCGGATGACGGGAGCGGACCGGCGACGGGTGCGAAATGGAACCTGGACAGCACGACCGGAGCGGCACGGTTTGATGGGGCGGTAACGGCTGCGAGTCTGAATACGCCGGTCGTAGGCGTACTCGCGCAGAGCGCGGCGGACACTGCATCCACGACTAGCACAACGACATTCGCGACTGCGCAAACCCTGAATCTCGCACTCCCCGCGGGTACCTGGACTGTATACGCGCTCGGCGGCGCGATGCTCCAACACTCCGGAGGCGGTTCGTCAAACCTGCAAACCGTTATCGACGGCAACGCCGGCACCGCGCGCACGCTTGTTATGAGCTCGTCAGCCTGGACCACAACTCTGGACGATCACACCCGCGCGAGCGTTGCCGGGGGGCGAACGATCACGATCGAAATTCAGTTCAAGTCGAGTGCCACAGGCACCACGAGCTCGCGCAATCCGTTTGTGATTGCCATTGCGCAGAGGACAGCCTAATGCCGATTTACATCCTGCCGAAGCCGGAAGCAATGACCGAATCCGATGACGCGGGCCGCATCCATGAATGGCTCTCCAGCATCGGTTATGCCGTCGATTGGGCTGCGATTGACATTCACGGGGTTACCGTGAGCGCCAATCGCAGCCCGGCCGCCGACCTCGCCTCCTATGTGCCGACCCCAACGAGCGCCGAGCGACAGCGCGCAGAGATGCTCGGCGCATTGCAATCGCTCGATCTTGAGGCCGACCCCGATGCGACAAAGCGGGCGATTGAAGTCATTCGCGATCTGATGCTGGACGGCGTGCCGTTGCCGGCAATCGAGCAGCAGTGAAAGGAGGTGAATGAGCGTGAATAACCCCGCCGATTGGCTCCCGCTACTCAACACGATTGGCTTTCCCCTGCTTGCAATCTACGCCCACTACAAGGGATGGATAGTGAGCCCGCGGGAGCTATCCGCGGTCCAGGAGAGCGCGAAAGCGGAAATCTCCGCAACGAACGCGAAGTATGAAGACCTCAAGTCCCGTCACGATCGATTGGAGTCCGAGAGCCGGGAAGAGCGGTTGCAAATGCGGCAAGAGCTCGCTGAAACCCGGTCCCTACTTATCCGCGTGCTTGCTGGAGAGATCAAGGTTGGCGCGGCCGTCGATGCCGTGACGAAGGTGACAGAACATGCCGATCAGACCAAGTGACCCGATCGCGGGCAAAAGCCGCGGTACTGCGGCGCAACTAAATACCTACGCGGCAAGTATCGGTGCGAAGCGCATGACGGATGTTCGCTTGTTTTCTGCGGAGCTCGAATCGCTTTGCAACGATCCGACCATTGGTTTCGATTTCGCGATTCTCGGCGCTCATTCCGCCGTCGAAACCGGAGACGAAAAACGCGGCGGCGGGTGGCTATCCGATGCCTGGGAGGAATGGCTCAATCCGGCCGGCATCGGCATTACTGATGGCGAGCTTGAGATCAAGCCGTACAGAAACGGCACCGAGGCTGCGCGCGCATACGTCGTGCACATGTACCTCTACGTCCGCGGCTTGATCCCAAAGGGCCATCGGCTCGAACCGTACATCTCGCTCGATCCTCGATACGACGATGCAATTGAGAAGGGCTACGCCGGCATTGCCCGCGTGCTTAGTGACCTGCAAGGGAGGTGGTGGACCAATCCACGAGGGACCGCGGCTATTTGTGACCGCGGATTGTCCATATGGCCAAATTTACCGGACGCCAACGCCAAAGGAGGAACGATGGCGCTATATCGAGTCGCCGGGCTGACGACTCCAATCGAACTACCGGTTCCGCTCATTGTCGATCTCATCCCCACTGAGCAGACCAACCAGCGACCGGGAATTAAGCGGCAAACGCCGGGGTATTGGGTGCAGCATGAGACCGGAAATCCTGATCCTGGAGCCGGAGCGGCAATGCACAGCCGGTACCTGGATCAGGGCGCACCCAATCAATACGGGGTTTCGCAAAAGCTCTCCTACCACTTCACCGTCGATTCGGGTGTGATCTACCAGAAGATTCCGATCGATGAAGTTACGTGGCAAGCCGCGGACGGCGACGGTCAGGGCAATATGTCCGGCATCTCGTGCGAACTCTGCATCAACCCTGAAAGTGATAAGGCTACCGCTCGCCACAATGCTGAGGCATTAGCGGGGGGAGTCATGCGCGCGCTCGGGATGGGCGTAGATCGCGTCAAGCGGCATTGGGACTTCAACTCGGGGAGCACCGATCGTCACCACTGCCCCGATCTCATGATGAGTGAGGGGTACTGGCCAACTTTTGTCGAAAACGTCGGGAAGATCATCGCTAAAGGAGGAACGTCTGTGCCGACCGTTTCGGGGTATCCATCGGGCATGGATGCCGGCATCGCAGGATGGCTTTTTGGTCGCTATCAGGAAGGCGGCAAGGTCTACGAATTCAACGAAAAGGGCCCGGTCTCTCAGTCGTGGCTCAAGTACGGGGCTGTATTCGGCTACACCCGGATCGTTGACGTGTGGCTCTTCGCAGACGGCCGCGAGTACTACCGATTCGAGAGCTTCACGCTCTGGCGCCCAAACCATAACGAATCGTTCCGACCGCTTGAGAGCGAGGTTGCCGCGTAATGACTGTCTCCCCCGCATGGACAGAGGAAGCACGAAAAGATGCCGCCGAACTTTCATGGAAGGAGTTCGACGCGAAGTATGCGGGGCGGTTTGAGTTCGACGCCTACCGGTGGCAGCGGTACCACTACCGCGCTACCGGCGGGCGACCGCGGCGTCGGCGCAAAGAGATCGCCGAACCGGTGATGACGCTGCCGGAGATCAAGGCGGATTCCGAGCCGGAACGGCTATGGGATGCGGTCATTGAGCATCAGGAAGCGGTTACCGCTGAACGAGATCGGATCGTTACGGAGCTGCCGGTTAGGATCGAAACTGATCGACCAATCGGTATCGCGTTCGTCGCCGATCTCCACATCGGCGGCATGGGGACCGATCACAAAGCTATCCGGCGAGACCTCGCCCTGATTACCTCATGCTCGCATCTCAAGGTTGTGCTTGGTGGCGATGCCGTTGATAACTACGTGCTCTCCAAGCTCGCTCATGCCGCACGTGACGAGGGTGCAACGCCGCCGATCGTGCAATGGTCGCTATTCCGGCATGTCGTGCTCGAACTGCTTGAGAGCAAGAGTCTTATTGCCGTAGGCGATGGCAACCACAACGCCTGGACGCGTCGCGCTGCCGGGATCGATGGAACGCTTGCCGCTCTCCACGGGCTGCCTGCGATCTATACCGGAGAAGGTGGATTCATTGATCTCACGATCGGCCAGCAAGAATACGTGATCTACCGCAAGCACCGTCCGCCGATGAGCTCGCGATACAACCCTACACATGCGGCTCGCCAGGCACTGCGATTCGGAACAGTGAACGGTGCCGGCAAGCTGCCGGATGTGGTTGTGGTCGAGCACCAGCACGAACCGAGCATCGAGACCGCGCCAATGCTCGGCGCCGAGCGGGTTTTCGTTCGGACAGGAAGCTACAAGGTCAAGGACGGGCATGCAGCGGAGTTCGGATTCCAGTCACACATCGGAACCCCGGTAGTGGTGTTCAACCCGTGGCGCCGGCAAATGGTTGGGTTCGCGAGTCTCCGGACTGCAATTGAGTACCTAGAGGGGTAACTCGGAAAGGGGAAGCCATTGACGCTCTATGACGATGCCGGGAGCGTGATGAGCCCGGCTAGCCAAGCCGTAGCGATCTCGCCGAACGACACAAACGACCTTGAGACACCGACACGCGGTCTCTATGTCGGCGCTGGCGGAGACGTGCGGGTAACGCTCGTCGGCGACACGAATCCGGTGACATTCGCCGGTCTAGCCGGCGGGGTAGCGCATCCAATTCGCGCGAAACGTGTTTGGGCCACCGGAACTACGGCCACCGGCATTATCGGCTTGAACTAACCCAGGGATGGCAATAACCACATGGCAACGGTTGACGAGCGCGCACTCGCTGCGCAAGACGTGACACTCCAGCGCCGCGTGAAATTCCTAGCGATCTCGGCGGCTATCCAGATCTCCGCCGAGGCGAGCAACACCGAGAACCACGCCAACCGGGCGAATCTGTCGCGCATGGTTCTCAACTACCCCGATACCTACGCGCCGCGCTTTGCCGAGGCCGTGATGGCTCAAGTGGAAAAGACCAATCCCGCGGACGTGACAGATACCGAGATCGAGACCGCGATTTCAGGAGCGTGGAACGCTTACGCCGGAATCTCGACCGATCCGGTCGATCCGGCTTCCAATCCCGAAGAGGAGCCGGTGAGCTAGACGATGGGCAACCCAACCCTATTGCATGCAGCCCTGGTCGATGACCTCATTGCTCGGGATCGTGCTGGGGTATTCCCCCTTCCAAGTTCGGGACCTGTGCACTTCGGACCGAGCGGTGAGGGCTATCTTCCGGAAGAGCCGACCGTCAATCAGGCACCAAACCCGCTAGCTGTTGAAGGGGGCAGCTTTGCGGCGGGAACGAATGTTATTCGGACATGGCTAACTAACGCTGGGATGCAGCACCCCACGGCGGGCATCATTCCAACCGCGGCTCGATTCACATGGTCCGATGTCAATAACAGCGGGCATCAATGCGCGGTATGGAATGCGGGGAGCGTTGCCGGAGGGCCGATCTCCGGTCAATTACTTGTGCGCGCGAACGGACAGACGATTGGCAAAAAGGTCGGCGTCCAAATCTATGAGAGTGGGGCGACAACTCCCAATCGCGCTAGCAATATCACAACAACATTGACCGGAGGCGCACAACTCATCACCGTAAGCGGCACGTGCGAGGGGGATGGGCACAATCTCACCTTGCTCGTCTACCTTGTGGCCGGAAGTGCTGCTGGCGATGTGCTTGATGTGACCGGGGCGCAGATCGAAGCTAAAGCCTATTCGACCTCGCTTGCGGCGGGATCGATGGGAGTCGGCTACTCCTGGGCGACGACCCCGCATGCGAGTGCAAGCACTCGATCCGGCGCTCGCCTCGTCACGTTGCCAACTGGGCGCATATTTCCAGACAAAGGCACGATCGCCGCCCGGTTCTTAGTGCCTTCATGGGCCGGCAACGCCAATACGGGTTATCTCGTATTCGCTGGTCAATACGGAGGCCCGAACAGCTTCGTAGCGATTACCCGCGCAACTGGATCGGATCGCATGCAATACGTGATGCGGGACAATAACTCGGGCAAATTGACACTCAGTCCAGCAACCACCTTCGTTCGTGACCAAACGAATACCGTCATTTTCCGTTGGAATGGAACAAACGTCGCGGCGTTCCTCAATGGGGTAAAAACAGCCTCTGCCGCTAGTGGGCCACTTGCCTCTCTTGCACCCGAGCTATCAATTGGGCTGCACACCAGTCAAGACTTCAATGCTTACGTGCGCGATCTCATGATCTTCGACCGCGATCTTTCGGACCTTGAAGCGGCGAGACTGTTTGCCGATCCCGACTGGTCGTTCGATCTCATGGCGACTTCGGCATCTAGGTTCAGCATTGGTGTGGGGATTAGCCTTTGACGCGAGAATTGGCCCCATGACGAGTTAGAATTGTCCAAGTGACCAATCACATTGGTTGGGCGGAAATTGAGGCTCTCAGAGCCATGTGGCGCGTCAAGGGGGTTTGTTGATTGAGCGAGCGTGATCGTGCGTTACGAACGCTGATGCAAGTACTGATCTCGGCGGTGTTCGCCGATGCGGTCAACCAGTGGTTTCTCGGGCTCGGCGCGAGCGGGCAGGCAGTCGGAACGGTCCTATTGACCTTTGCGGTGAGTTACGCCCACAACTGGCTGGAGGATCACGGCATCGTGCCTACCGTGCTAAAGGGATCGACCGATTCGGCCGGCGACGGTCCTAGCGCGTAACCGGCTAGGCCAAGACCGAAAACAAAGAAAGGCGGACGATGATTGATCGCCAGCCTTTTGTGCAATTTAGGACGCGAAGGGGAGAGGGCAACTCTCGATGTTCAGGAGTTGCGATGGCGTCGAGGGGTTCTCGGAGCCAACGGAAGCCACCAGCGTATCGACCGCCTTAGCGCAACCGGCGATACCCGCGTTGATAACCGCTTCGATAATCTCGTGAGTGGCTGCGGCTCCGAACTGCGATTCGATCTCTGGCTCGCGGTCCTGTATCTCTCCAATCGCAGCCGCGGAGATGAACTCTGCGATCTTGCGAATAAGTTGTACGCGCTCGTCGGTCTCCGTTGATACCGCAAGCATCCTCGCCCTGTACACCCCTAAACTCCTGGGATACGCCGACTGACCCTGACCATAATGGCCTACTAATAAGATCGAACTGGGTGTACCCAAATAGGACAGCCGTAGCAATGGGAACCTTTGGCTAGGCGCATCTATTATTCCGACTGAACAGATAGAATGCGCTCTACCTCGTTTGAGGTCCAGGTGAGGGTAAGTGCCGGTGCAACTTGTAACGTCATTCGAGAGCGACATGATGCGCTTCGAAGGCGATCTCGGCGGCAGCTTCGGCTGGGAGGGGTTCGGCCCTCACCAGCACGATCGCGTCAGCCCGATCTCGTTCGCGCACGCCGTGAAAACCCCG